ATCAAAGTCTGGATCATATCCAAACTGAGTGTCAAGATCGAATTTAATATCATCAATATCAAGATCTCTATCTTTGTTCTTGCGATATTCAAATAGCAATTGGTCCTGATCCATAGAATCATAGTCTTTATTTAATTGAATAAAGTCCTCGATACCACGACCAGTTTCTTTTTTATACTTCAAATAGGTAGCAACCTCTGGATCTAAATCATCATTGCTTGATCTTTGCTCAAACAACTCGTCAAGATTGCTAATCTCTTTGTTATATCTTTTTCCAATATATGAAAGAACTTTGTTGTCGTCTATCTCAATCTCTTGAGGTTCAACTGGTGTATCTATTGGTGCACTAACATCAACTTTATCAACAGGTGGCTCATCTTGAACTTGTCCTGTTTCTTCAGCATGTTCGTCCAACAATTGCTGTTCTATCTCTGCAACTGACTTCTCCTCGAACTCAACTGCTCTTACTTTAAATTCTCCTTCCATTTAATTAAATTTTTACAAAGTTAATAATTATTTTTTATATGCATCTGCATACTATATTATACAAATGAATCGTTTTATATGCATTTGCATATTATGTTATTCATTATCATAAAACATCCTATCAGAATCCTCTGTATGCCACTTGTCATATCCCTCACAATTAAACCAAGCATTGTTTACTAAATAGTCAGGTTTAGATGGAAACTCTTTTGTAACAAAAGAAGGCTCATACCAACGCACCCTGTTATTTGGCTGCAATGCTATTTGTCCGTTCTCTAGTAATATAATATGATGTGACTTATGCTCTAGTGGATCTTCAGCTAATGTTATGTCAGTATTTATATCATTAGAACCCCAATTAATTGTAGCATAATAGTTACCCTTATACCATTGCCTGTCTTTCATATACACATCAACATTTGTGTCATATACATAAGACAATTGAGTTAATGTGAATCTGTAGCTAAAACAATTCCATATCTGTAAGTAATGAAATGGTAAATCAGGATTTGGTAACTCTGGCTCAGTTAGTAATGCGTGTGATGGTAATTTATCTCTCATAACACCATTCTCAAGTAACACTTGAAATAATGCTGCCTGCCCTGGCATACATCTCACTGAAATAATTACTCCTTGAGTAAATTCACCATGTCCCTTTTTAAATTGATACATGTATTCATTTCTAACGAATACCTTCAAAGGGAAAAAATTATGTTCTATATATGCCACTATTTAGGACTAAATGATTCTAAATCGAAGCCATCCAAAGAATCTTCACTCGATTCGAAGTTCAATGGTGGTAAGTTATTCTTTCTTTGATTAATTAATTCAGATTGTCTTGTTGCTTGAAGATCAACTCGCTTATCTTTAGCTTCTTCTTTTTTCTCTTCTCGCTTCATTAAGTTATCCGTCTCAATACCCTTTAACTGCATATTGTATTGGAATTCTTGATCCATTAATTGAGCTTTAATAGCTGCTTCAGCTTGCATTTGTTGAACAGCAAAATTCATCTCAGCCTCTCTCAACTGAATCTTAGACTGAGCTTCAAGTTGAATCAATTGAGCTTTAGATTCAGCAGCAGCTTGTTGAGATTGAATGTTACTTTGCATTTGCATTTGGAACTGCATTTCTTGTTCTTTCTGCTTCTGCTCCATTCTCTTTCTTCTCTTCAACTTTAATAACTCATTTGCTAACTTAATATTGTTAATCATTCTAATATCAATAGCATCCTCTAAGTCGATTGTCTGTTGTTGTAATGAAACTTGAATATTTGCCTCAAGCATTTGTTTTTGTTCTTCATCTGGAGCCAACTCGATAAAGATACCAAAGTCATGCAAATAAAGATCCTTTATGTCATTAAGTATCGCAACATTATATTTACCAATCTGCATTGCAAACTCTTCAGCAAAGTCAGAGTACTCTAATATATCAGCAACTCTTATAGATAGACATTCAGCTAATCTTTTTGTTATATTTAAACCACCTTCTAATATATGTCTAGTAGCTGTATTTGAATTCAATGCAGCTAGCTTCTGAACTCCAACCAAAGCGTCAGGACTAGGTGTAGACCCATCCCTTACCTCATTAATACCAGTCACATCACGTATCATATTTAGATAGTGATTATAGTTACCTATCAATGCAGCCATTTTTGATTGACCACTATTTGAATTCAACTCTTGTATAGGAACTCTAGCATTATTAAACTCACCATCTTGCGTGTAACTTCTACCAATAACACTACCAGTCTGAAAATATAGTTTTAAAGCGTCCTCTGGATTGTATGCTGCTCCAGTTCCTAGGTCAACCTCATTGATACCATCAGCGTCAATAAACACCCCATCAGGAACTACCCTGTTCATTACTTGCTGTAACTTTAAGTGAGTCAATTGTATCTGATCGGCAAAAGGAATCATGCGTCTTACTAATGACTCAGTATTTCCTTTGTACATTCTAGGCGCAAACATTACATAGTTAGGAAGTGCTCTTTGTGTAGCTGACTTAGGTCTAACCATGTTCTTCATCATGTCCCACTTCAACATAATATTAGACCCACCTACCAATATACCTTCATACCATACATCACGAACTGTCTCAACTTTTTCAAACATCATTCCTTCCTCAACAGGAGGATTGAATGTATCATTCTTTCTGATAACTCGCTCACCACCATTCTCAAGAATTTTCTTCTTCCAAACAAATCTTTTAGTGGTTTTATAGTTTAAATAAAGTAATGTTACAACCTCATTTAAGAATGCATCATCTTGATAGTTTCTAATAATAGGAAAGTAGTCATACCAAGCAGATGAAGCGTTACGTATTTCTTTTAATTGATCGTCAGTTAAGTTTGGATTAATTTTTAAAAGCTCAGTATAATGAACCTGCTTAACCTCACCAAAGTAATAGCAATCTGAAAAGTCATTCAATTCAGTGTAGCTATGAATGAAGTTTGCAGGATCTACATAATCAACTTTTAATCCATCGTTAACTAAAAATGTATGTCTTGCAACAGCCTTACCCAAAACAGTTAAATCATAATCGATTAACTTCTTTATTTTTGAGTATTCATTCATTTTAAGAATAGTGTCAATAGCAACCTCCTCAGCAATCTCTATAGAAGGTTTATATTTTAACTGCATATATAATGAAAGCTCTTCATCATTCTCAGGCAACTCATCAGGATTAACATTAAAGGCATCAATACCAAATTGATCTTTTGTCATCTGTAAGAAATCTTTAGCTATCATGTCAGCCTCAATCATATCTTGAAATATGTTTTTCTTTTCAGCAGACATAACATCTTGAGATTCAGCTTTAATTGTAAAAAGCCTATCATTCATTCCGTTGACAACAATATCAACAAACTTAGGTATAATAGGAATTGGAGTCCAGTCTAAATTTAACATAGACATATCTCCATTTACTGATAACTCATCCTTATATTTTTGTACAGGTTGCTCACCTCTTGCGTATAATCTTAAACGATGGAATTCACCCCATTGATCATAGAACCGACATGTATTTGCTTTACGTTTAAACCACTCACCCTCAATAGACTTGGCTACCTTTAATCCATACTCGGTAGTTGACTTTTCCTCGTCACTAGCCATTTGATTTGGAAATGGTGATTGATAAATTACAACTGATAATTTCTCCATTATTTTAGTATTTCGCTTCTAATTCCACGATTGTCGTATTTTACAAATTTAATACTTATTTTCGATTCTTTTTTCTCTGTTTCAAATAAATGCTTACGTGTAGCCATTATAGCTAGACCTGAACTAATAGAAGCATCATGTTTTGTTCTATTATTTGGATCAAATCTAGCCCAATCTTCTAAAGTCTTTGTAAAATACATAGATCCCATACAGTCAGGATCTCTATAAGTTCCCTCAGTATCAAGACCAACATACTCCTCAATATATGTCTCAATTGCTGCCGCATGTGCCTGCCTTACGTCCTCAGATGAGTTAGGTATACCACCTATCTCTATCTCAGTCTTAGACAGCTTTGTCTTATGCTTGTCAGGTCTATTCATTGAGTAAGCCCTATATCCTCTGTTCTTAAAATGATACAACAACCTAGCCTTATTGTTCTCAGCTAATAATGGCATACCATAAAAAATACAAGCCATTAAAACATCTTCAAAAAATATCTCAGCAGTCTGAGGTCTTGCTATATATTCTAAAAAGAACTCATTCGTTGGTGCTTCCTCCATATGAAACTTAGTCATACCATGTAACGCACCATTCGAACCTCCTCCACCAACAACTCCTGATATGTCATAAGGGTCACACCCAAAAGCACCCATGTGCTCATTACCAGGATACTTTTTCCCACCTCTTGTTATAACTCTATTTCTCAGTTGCTGATTTGGAATCCAAGATACTAAAAATCTACCATTCTTATCAGGTGTCCAGACTACCTCACTATCCAACTTACCATTCTTCCAATGGAAATAACCTCTTGTTAAAACGTGATCCTTAATCAAAGAATCATTGTAGTCAATCTGTTGGTATATCTTTGTCAAGTTAAATACTGACTGTTTTGATTCATCCCTAAATGCATGTGATTCAGTCCTTGGAAACTGTCGGTAAAATTCATTCAATGCATCTGAGTCACTTTTCAATGCAGCAACCTCATTATTCCACCAAGTAATAACTCCTTGAGATATCATCTCTCCATCAATACCCTTTACTGATTTCTCAGGATCTTCAAATACAGGCCAACCATATTCATCTATATATCCCTCAATATTCCACTCCATTGGTATAAATAAAGAATATAATCCACTTTTAGTTTGTCCATTGGCAGACTTTGATGTTGGATTACTATCGTTGTATAACTTCTTAAAGTTCTCTCCACCCTTTGACAATGCATTCGATGTAGAACCCATCATACACTTACCAACTATCTTACTACCTAACCTAAGACATGTCTTTGTTACTCGCCAGTTGTTTAATATGTTCTCAGGCTTCTCCCATTTTCCAGATTCATCGTGCACAAGCATTAATAACTTCTCACCGTCATAACTGTTGTCAGCTGTGTTCTTCCAGTCAATTGTTGTATCAAGTCCATCAATATCATCTTGATTCTCCTGATCCATATTCTTACGAGTAATCTTACTAGCAGGAACGCGAAACGCTAACTCAGTCTTTGGATTGTCCATACCATCCTGAATTGGCTTGAAGAAAAATGGATAGTTTCTTACAATTGGAACAACTTTATCAGTAAACATTTTCTTGGCATCAGATCCTGTCTTTGATAGTATACCAATCCTAGAGTCTCGAACTATTGTACCTGTATTACTTATCTCAGAACTAGACATAAATGAGAAACCAGAACGCCTGTTCTTTAGGTAACACATACCAAATGACCTATTGTCAGCTTTGCATGCTTCCCAATAAATATAGAATATCCTATTTGATTCTCGGAAGTCAGGTAGACCAATATCAATCTTTGTCCATTGCAAATACATATAATGCGTTCCTGTTATATAAGTAGGAATACTATTATTCATAAACCAATAACCATTCTCCCTTTTGTCAAACTCACCTTCAATTAAGTCAACATACTTTGATTTAAAAGCATTGTCTCTTCTATTCCAATCAAATATTGTCTTTATCTTTTGAAGTTCTGATGGATACTCTTGCGGCTTCCATTTATTATCGAAACTTGCAATTTTTTCAGGTTTTGATGGTATAGCTATCTTTACACTATTAATCTCATATATCTCACCAATAGTTCCATCCTTTGATATAACTACCAAATCATATTTTGGATCATAGCCATACTCCCAAGATTTATTTCTGTTCTTAGTTAGTATTACATTTTTTGCAATATAATCATCAAGTATTTTGTAAAGATTATTTTCCATTTATATATGCTTTTGCAAAAAGTATTTAATGTTACTTCTTTTTAGCTCTTCCTTCTGCGAATCCTCCTGTGCCAGCAGTTACTGTAGTTACAATGTTATTACTTTTGTTCTCCTCCTCCTCAATCTTTTGCAACATATTCAAAGCATCCTCAAATGCTAATCTTTTAGCTGACGCTGCATTCTTTAACTTATCAGCAGATATATCATCCTCAGATCGAGTAATAATAGGTTCTTTTAATACCTTTATCAACTCATCAATTGCAACCTTAGCGGCCTCAAGTATTTCTATTTTTTTAGACATATATTCCGATTATACATTCTATAAAGAATCTCGTTATTAATTCTAAACTCATACTCACTATCTGGAGTAAATGACACAATATCACCAACCTCTACTTCACCCAATTCATCATTCTTAAAAACCAATTCACCCCACAAATCCTCAAGCCCATTTATCGGACTGAATATTTTATCATCAGATGGAATAGGTCTAATAAAAACAAATGGAGATGGTGCACTCCAAAGGTTTTTATCTTTGGAGTATAGATACACTTGCTCAGGCTCAACTATAAATAGGTCGTCCTTTAAATGATGCCAACTACTCTTCTGTCTTCCGCGCATATCATAGTAAAACTTAAAAACATTGTGATGCACTACCACAATGTCTCCAGGTGCTATTGGCCCATTATAATAAATTGGAACAGATACTACTTTTGCAAATCTATTTGATACAGTATGATCTTCTTGGGAGGCACTTACAATGAACTCAGTTTGTCCGTAAGTTCTTATGTTGTCATACCTCCTACCATCAATTGGCTTGATGATAAAACAGTATGGTGATTTCATTAGAAATTTATATTAAATTCAATTGATACAGGCACAGTATTTGAAAACTCTTTCCACAGAGTAATCTCATCATCCTTAATTATATATAGCTTTACTCCGTCCTCATTTCTTATAATTTGATAGATAGAATAACTCTTATCAAGAACTTCCTGTCCAACAGTGTAGTTCATTGACTTCATATAGTCAGGACCAACCGATATCTTTCTAATTATATTCACCTGTCTGTAGATTGATAGTAATGTCACCATACTTAGCAACAATCTCTTCTTGATACTTTGCTAAATCATGGGCAGCTATTTCTAAATTAGCTAACGTTGATTTCTTTTTGCTTTTAAGTCTTTCGAATGAAAGCTCAATGTCAGCAACCTCAAATTTTAAATCTCTAAAACTTCGGTTTAGCTCTGTCAATTTAGACAGTTCATCTTGTTCAATTTTTTTCATTTTATTAAATTTTATATTGCAAATATAGCAATTATATGCTAAATTTTCTTACTGCACGCACATAATTACTTACACTCTTTGTATTATTTGCGTATGAGCCAAATCTAATATCTAAAACAACTGAAGTAGTGCTGTTAACTTCAGTGCTTGTCCAATATACATTATTTAAAATTTCAGTAGCACCACTTATTGAACCAAAAGATGAATTTCCTGATAGTGTTTTATTTACATTAAATCTATTATTAAACAATAAATTTAATTCATCAAAAGAAGGTAAATACCAATCCGATTTACTATTGTTTGTTGAATCTAAACATAATTTAGCAGCGCTTGAAGTATGTCCTGATTGACCAACTATTGCATTTGAATTACTTAATCCATCCCAAGTACTTTGAGCTGTTGCGCCTATCAATGTTGAAGCAACATTACTCCATGCTGAACTTGTACTTAAATCAGTTGTGTCAACAACTAAATAATATTGAACACCATCATCAATATATCTATGAAAAACAACTCCACCTTCATCCTCAACATACTCACCAATTTCATAAGTAAATACATTATTACTTATAGCAGTCATATCAAATTGAACTTGATCACCACTTGAATCGCTTCCAAATAGCTTATCACCAGCTGCTGGTGTCTTTAACGGATAATTATTTACTTTCATCTTCCTTGTCCTTTATATTGTTTTTTATAATTCTTAGAGCTCTTAGTTTTAGAAGTCTTTGTCTTAGCATGCACACCTGGCCTACTTACCTTTGGCTTTGCTATAAATGATGATATGTCCTTTTGCTTCTTCATTACAAGCTCTTTAACATCTCAATTACTCGCGGACATGGATACATGTCAGACTTGTCAGTCCTAACTGAATTGTGAGTGAATATACCATCCTCACCTTTTAATGCCCTCGGAGTAATATCCCAAATGTCCTCGTTATATTCTCTAGGTATATTGTAAGTATCACACAGATATTCAACAAGATCTTTTAAACTATCGATCTGCTTATCTGTATACTTCTGCCAATATATATGCCCTTTATATGGCTTATCTAAAGTTGTTACATCACTCGGATCAACAACACTATTTACATATGTATAGAACTTACCGTTCTTTAATTTAAGTGGACCAAAGTTACATACCTCAATACCTACTGAAAACTTGTCAAGAGATTTATATGGCACATTATGCTTTGTGAAAATGTTCTTCTTTAAACCAAGATGGTATGCCCACTCTCTTGATGAAAAACACTGAACGATTGTGCCATTACTACCAATAACAAAAGCAGTAGCTACCCTATCAGATGTATTGTCCCAATACTTAGCAACTGCAACTGGATTGCCGCCACCTGCTGTGTGATGTAAATATATCTGATTCTTAGGAGTCTCGTCCTGAAAATACTGAGTCTTTTTTAATCGACTCTGAACTATTTTTGTTGTATCTAAACTCATGATAATTTATCTGCCTCTTCTTTTGCTCTTGTTACAAAATGTCTTAATGATTTTAATAAGTTAGTTCCTGTGACCTCCTCGTATTTCTCATTGATAGATTTAACCTCTACAGCCACACAGAAAAATGCTACTATCTTTGTCATTACTAAATCAACAGCTATAAAGTGAGCAAGTAAATCAGCAGCTATATATTTCTCTATTAAAAATACAAACAATATAGCTCCACAATAAAGAAGTGATTTACTTAATACATGTGATAACCTTCTGCTCTTTATAGCCTTCCAGCCTCCCTTTTTAACGCTTCTCCAAATACCAAAGCAAGTATCTAAAATAATTGCAAGTATCGCAATATATATCATTGGCTTTACTGGAGAGATTACAGCTAAGAATGATGTTGCTAAGAGTAATAGTTTTGTTTTCAAAGTAAGTAGTTTTTTATAATTCTGTACGTAATATATATTAGTAGCAAAATTAATAAAATTCCTAGAACATTATTCAACAGTATTTTATACCAAGGTGTCTTTTGATAATACTTAACAGGAATCTTTCTATATACTATTCTTTCTATTGGTTTTTCTATATAAATAGTGTCACACTTCCCATTTATATATACCTTATCTTTTACTCGCCATACCTTTACTTTAATACGATCTTTCTCTAATATAATCGTATCATAAAGCTCCTTTACACTTACAATAGTATCAACTTCAACCTCAGGAACAGTAATGCGAATTGTATCTCGAATTGTATCTCTTATAACCAATGTATCACTAGTTAAAAGATATGGATACTTCTTTACTAACCTATCAAATCTTCTTTGAGGTGTGCATGAAATAATTATAAGTAATAATGGAATTAAGTATTTCATTCAAAAGGTGGTGGGGTTGGTTTTGGCTCGTATGGAATTAAGTCAAGGTCTTTAACCCAAAGATAGTCAGGATTAACACACTGCTCCATTTCTTCTACTGAAATAATCCAATTATCAAAATTATCTTGCAGTGGGTTGAAGTAGCTGTCAGGTGCATACCATTGTCCTACTAATTCGTCTTTTTGTACCTCTGTCAATAGTCCGACATAGGTTAACTTTTGTTCTTTTGTTAGTTGTGTTAGTTTCATATATTATTGTTAAACTTGGCGAGCCAAGGCTGTGTTGAAATTTTGTACCCTTGTATAAAAGTTACCAGCTTCGGTATCTGTTAAGCCGTCTCCTATTGAAGCAAAAGCATATTCTCTATTCGTAAAATATCCAGCTGATGAATTCTCCCAAATTGCACCAATATAAATTGGAGCATTTAATAAAGAAGTAGAAGCATTAGTTCCTGTCCCTACTTTAACTCCGTTTTTCCAACCATTTAATACATTTGAAGCTGTTCGATTTGACATGAAAAAACCTCTTGTATCTGAATTGGAAACTGTTAAATAATTGCCAATAGTTGAATTTATTTTATAATAAGTTAAACCACCTAAATTCAAAATCATAGCACTACCTTCTGGATTTGCTTGAGCTCCAATATCTCGCTTATCTCCACTAACATTTGTTCTTGAATAAACAGATAAGTGCATTGAATTTAAAGATAAATTATTAAAAGCATTTACTTTTGGATCTCCAAAACCATTTGTACCATTTGGCAACCATCCTGTACTTGAATGCGTGTTTCCACCATTAAACACCAACCTAAATGCAGCGTCAGTATCTAAAGGATTTTTTAAGTTGAATTTGTGAGTTGAAGCTGTACCACCAACAAAAGGATAAACCGCTTTCATCTTAGTCCACAAGCCATCTGCTTTCATTCCTATTACAAGGTTGTTGATTGCACTTTGTTGTGTAGGGTCTGTTATTGAAGCAGCTGTTATGAATGCTTGTGCGTCTGGGTCAACTGGTGCAGTCTTTGGCATCAACGATATCAAGTTATAATAACTCATGCCTCAGTAGTTACTCCCATTATGTCAAACTTGTCGTCAGTAGCGTTATATATAACACCCAGATATGTCGTCTTACTAGAAACTGTAGTAGTAGGTAACGTTACACCTATCGCTCTAAACTTTGTGTCATATGCAATCGTTCTAGCCGATCCGTTGTCCTTTATTCTTATCATCAACGCCTGCCCTTGTACCCATGTTCCTGTGGGATTAGCTAACGTCAGACCTACCGCTTGTGCTGTTATCACAACAATGTCACTGCTAGATAAAGCTGTTACTGTTGCCGAACTTACTACAGATTGCTCAACTGGCGTTTTTGTTAGCTCTGAAATCTCCTCAATCGTATAAACGTTTGATGGACTGTTAGCTTGTGCTGACTTTCTTTCATATGTGTCAACATCAGCGGCTATCCCTATGAATTTTGTTCCTACTGGTATGCTCATTTTTAATATGTTTTATTTAATACAAAGATATCTGAATAAATTGAATTAGATGTAGATGCAGCTCCCCACTGAACAGTTATATCTAAAGTATTGCCAACAGTTGTATCAAACGTTGTGTTGTTTACATTGTTAAAAGCAAACCCCTCGGTAGCACCATTCGATGTCTTGGTGAAATGAAATGTGCCCAACGCTACAATAGATGCTACACCTGCCGCTCCTAATGCTCTTACTGTAAAATCAATATTTAAAGAGAATACATTATTAGTGATATTCGATATTGTTTTAGCTCCACTGTCAGCTAATATAGTGTTACCGTCCTTGATCTTTATTCTAATTGTCTGATTGTTACCAACATTAATAACACCAGCTATAATAGCCCTAAAGCTATCACCTACCTGAAAACCATTCGCTGGAACAAACAAACTACCTACTCCACCATTTATTAACGATGTCTCTACATTAGTATTAGTTATTATTGTGCTATTGGCCGTTTGAGCGAACAAACCGAAATTTGTTGTAGGTGGAGTTATATCCTCAATTGTATAAACTTCAGTCGGACTGTTAGCCTGTGTGGACTTTCTTTCTACCATGTCTACACCTGGTAAAATTCCTATAAATCTTGTTCCTGCTGGTATGCTCATATCTTATTAATTTTCAAAAGGTGGTGGGGTTGGTTTAGGTTCGTAAGGAATCAACTCAAGGTCTTTAACCCAAAGATAATCAGGGTTTACACATTGCTCCATTTCCTCAACTGAAATAATCCAATTATCTTGAGCATCTTGAATAGGGTTAAAATAAGAGTCTGATGCATACCATTGTCCGACTAATTCGTCTTTTTGTTCTATTGTTAAAAGTCCTACTTGTATCATATTATTATTAATTTAAATGCTAAACTTGGCGGGCTAAAGTGGTGTTGAATGATTGTACCGCTGTGTAAAAGTTAGCCGCTTCGGTGTCTGTTAAGCCGTCACCTAAAGAAAAGAAAGCACATTGTAAATTCATTTTAAGAGATAATGAGCCCCCATCATTTGCTCCACCAAGCCAAAAATTATTTACTGGTAATGCTTGCGAAGTTCTTGAACCAGTTGAAATGCTCACTCCTTCTTTATAAAGTTCTACATCAGTTGATGACCTTCTTGTTCCTGTTATAAAAGATGTAAATGTTGAATTTGGGGCTAAAGGACTTGAAGCATTAGCCCAATATTCAACAGTGAATCCAAACCTACCCAATATAAACCAATTTGGCGTACCTACACCAAAATAATTATTACCAAGAACATCTGCCCTTGAATATACTGAAATACTATTATTATTTTGAAGCAAAATACTATTTGGGCTTAATCTTGTATCTGCATAACCATTAGTTCCATTAAATGTTACACCATTAGAATTGTGTGTTACACCACCATTAAATACCAATCTAAACGCAGCATCCAAGTCTCGTGGGTCTTTAAGGTTAAATTTATGAGTTGAAGCTGTACCACCAACAAATGGATATAAAGCCTTCATTTTTGTCCAAATAGAATACCCTTTTAAGTCAACTACCAAAGTATTAATTGCCGCTTGTTGAGTAGGGTCTGTTATTGCAGCCGCTGTTATGAATGCTTGTGCATCGGGGTCTACAGGCACTCCTCCAGGAACAGACCTGTATCCCCTTATAGAATTTGATATAGATATTTGTATTGACATAAATTACCAAAGTGCTACGATGTCAGCAGCATCTGTAGTTGACGAAAATACTCGAATAACTTGAATAGGAATAAACGTTCCGTCAGCAACATTAACCAACGTTACATCATCACCATCAGCTGTCATAATTCGCAATGTGCCACCTGTTCCTACATACAATACACAAGGCCATCTAGCCTCATTTGGAGACGCTGTCGCATCACCAGGAAATGGTATGTTTACAGTATCATTAGGTGTTACAGCAGCAGCTCTACTCGTTTGTAATTTTAAATTTGCCATCTTATTTATTTTTTAGTGCTCTTACCATTAGCTCCATTTCGAGCTCTATTGATAGAAGCTTTTTCTTTTACAAAGTTACCATTTTTTTTCTTACTCATGTCAGGACCACCCTTACCATAAATTCCTTCCTCTCTTCTGACCTTCACATGCTCAGCTCTATATTTCTTAGACTCATCAGTCTTATTCAACTCACGCTGATATTCCCTCCTCTTCTCAGCAGCTTTAGGATTGGCTGCATAATATTTCGATGTCTTACTTGCTCCCATTAGTCTCTATATTTCTTAACCTTACTTGCAATACTCTTTGGCTGCTTGACAACACTACCTGTGCCACCACCTTGCCTCTTGGCTCTAGTTGTTGCAGCATACTCAGAACTGCTTAATGACTTGATAGCCTTCTCAGGTAAATACCTCTCGCCTGTCTCACTGCTAGGCTTACCACTCTTAGTTCGCCACTTCTGATCAGTCCACTTAGTCAAATCATTTGACTTGGACTTCTTGCCGACATATTGGCCGCCTGCGTCTTTATACTTAGCTACTGCCAACTGTGCTTTTCTCGCGGACCAAGACCCTGGCTCACCGCCCTTACTGCTAGCCTTAACGCTAGACACAACACGATCCCATAACGCTGGGTTTTTCTTCTTGGCTACAGACATACTAGCTTCCCTTAACCCATTTTTTACTTGGACTCTTAGTGTCACTAGCGGCCCATTTTTCTTTCGCGCTCCACCAAGCTGCCGACATTTTACCCTTAGCGATGTTCTTAGCGTGACGACTCTCAAATGCTTTTCTCTGACCTACTGTTTGGTTGGTCTTTACTCCCTGCTGACCAAAGCGTATCGTCTTGATTTCTGAGCCTTCTTTGGCCACAACAATATGACTTTTGGTCGGATGACTGGGAGTTCGCTTAGGCTTATTAAATCCCTCAACGCCTGCTCTTTCTAATCGTGGATCTTTCATTTTTTCTTAACCTTTGGAGACTTCTTTCCATACTCCATAATACGCTCCTTCATAGACTCAGACTTCTCATGTTTAATCATAGCCTTTTTAGAAGGATATACCTCTTTTGTTTTCTTTTCAATGATCTTTTTCATAACTTTGTTTTGAAATACAAATATAATAAAATGATTCCTAAAGTAAAAAAGAAAATAACTTATAGACGTCCAGAAAAATTATATGCTAGAAAAGAAGGTGCTTACGACTTCTTAAAACATTGGACAATTATTAGAAAGTGGGCTATAGCAAACAACGGACTTAAATCAACAGCCGATTTAGAAATGATCCTGTTTCTATACTCAGAAAAACTATTCACTAGAACACAATTCGATAACTACTCAAATATAATGTCTTGGGATCGAGAACGGTTCAATAGACTCCTGAAAGATGATTGGATTTATATTTGGCGCAAACGTAGCCACCAAGAAGCTAACTTATACGAGGTGTCGTATAAAGGGAAAAAGTTAGTTAACTCCATCTATAAAAAATTGCTTGGACTAGAGCCTATACCTGAGTCAGATAGACGTAATGTAGTGTTCAAAGAGAAAGCCCCATTTTCTCACAAGACTCTAGCCATAGCAATTAAAAGACATAACAAAGAACTTAAAGAACACAAACAACGTCCTTCTCTTGAATTACGGTAAGACGTTTGTCATCTATCAAAACGTCATGACCTGCCGCCTTGTCAAAATATATCTCGTTGGCTTCAGTTATACCAGATACCATCGATCCAACAGACAAAACTTTAGCCTTATTATACCTCAACTCACGAGTGTCCTCAACTGTCATTATAAGACCTGAGCTGCGTTCTTTACTGTCAGCTATTTTCTCTATAATTATAAACTTATTTAGAACCTTCATAGTCTCTTACATTTGTGATAATAGCATTTGTACTCATAATAGTTGTTGCAACTGACACAGCATTTAATAGTGCGTTCTTAGTAACTTTTGTCGGATCAATTATACCAAGCTTCATCATGTCGCCATACTGTTCACTCTTCACGTCATAGCCACATCCAAAGGGTCTGTTAAATAATATCTCGTCACAATTTTTACCAGCATTTGTGACAATCTGTCTAAATGGTGCTTCTAGCGCATCACACATTATAGCAAGTGCAGTACTTGAATAATCAACAGATATGCTCGCATCCAACAACGCTACACCACCACCTGGCAGTATACCATCCTCCAAAGCAGCTTGAACCGCACACACAGCATCGTCAATCCTGTCCTTCTTCTCCTTCTGCTCAATATCACTCAACGCACCTACATAGATGACACCAACACCACCTGACAAGTTAGCAATACGCTCATTTAAAAACGCCTTGTCCTCAGAATTTGTGCTCTCATCACGCATACCCTTCAACTCCTCAACTCTCTGATTGATAGCTTCATCTCTTGACTCGCTATGCATAAATACTGTCATACCCTTACTAACAATAACCTTAACAGCTCTACCCAAATGGTCAAGGTCAATTAACGACAAGTCATCACCAGTGTCCTCAGAGAAATAAACACCTCCCAAAGCGACTGACAGATCCTCCAATAAGTCTTTCTTCCTGTATCCAAAAGATGGTGGCATAATAGCACAAGCCTTAATTTTACCTGCCGCAACATTCGCATTCAAAGTATTCAACGCGTTCTGACCTAACTCACCAATAATCAACAACGACTTCTGCTGCGTTACAATTGGTATCAATATCTTCTCTAAATTCTGTATGTTGTTTATCTCATGGTCAGTGATCAAGATATACGGATTGTCTAACACACACTCCTGCTTCTTGTGGTCATTAATAAATAACCTAGAGGCGTAGCCTCTATCGATCTTCATACCCTTAATTATCTCAACATATGTGCTTGTCGTCATACTGTTCTCAACTGTCACCATGTCAACCTCACTGAATGCATCAGCGATCATCTTACCTACCTCCCTGTCATTGTTAGCACTTATAGTAGCCACGTCAACCAACTTCTTGCCAGACAATTTCTTTGATTTTTTGTCTAGTTGCTGGACTATCTGTCCAGTAATTTGATTGATCTCACGTATCACCTCAGTTACATTGTCTGTATCAGACAAATATTTGTCAGATGCGTCAATAATAGCCTCAGCTAACACAATACTTGTCGTAGTGCCATCACCAGCAACAGTAGCAGTGCGCTCTGCCGCCTGACGCATCATCATAACAGCCAAATTCTCAGTCGGATCATACAAGTTGATCGACTTTGCTACCGTTACACCGTCCTTTGTGACAGTCAAACCTCCAACATGGTTCTCAGATTCAATCAATACAGTACGCCCTCTCGCTCCTAACGTACTTTTTACAGCTCCAGCTATCTTTTTGATGCCTCTCTTGAGCTTTTTTTGGCCATCATCGCCAAAATGGATCTCTTTTACTATCATTTTATTATATTTTGTCACAAAAATAGCAAATATTTGCTATATAAAACAAAAAACCCCGACTTTTTATCGGGGTTTGTTACATATTTGTCTAAATATGTAGGGGATTATTGATTTTTAAGTTTCTTATCTACTGATTTCATCAAGTCTTTCTCTTGTCGTCTTTGAGCTCTCTGATCTTTTAAACTAGTAGTTGGCTTGTTAGCAAGTCTTGAAGCTCTACCCTCAGCAATTTTCTCTCTAAATGTTAAAGTTTTCTCTTGATTTGAAATTGTATTACGATTTGCAGCATTGTCAGTCGATTTACGGTAATTAGCAAACTCACCATAACCACTCATAGCCTCAGGAGTAAAGAATTTAACTTTACTTCTAGGACTAGACTCTTTACCTTCATAAGCTCCAGTATATTGATTGTCTGTTTTCTTTAAGTACTTACCAGCTAATTTAGCTTCTCTTTTCTCAGCTCTTAATTCTTTAATTCCCTCACGATATCCTTGTATTCTTTCACCAGCAGTTAAAGTTTCAGATGGAGTTCCTTTACCTTTTCTAAGTTCCTTTATACCCTGTCTGAATTCTTGCTTTCCTTTTTTAATAGAAGCTAACTTTTCATTAATGTCAGATGTAGTTTGCTTCTCAAAACCTCCACCAAAATATGCTTTAGCCATCTTGCCCTCTCTATTATACTGAAATCCAGATTCCTTTATTTTACTTTTTGATTTAGGAGCAAGATAACTTCCAAGTCTAACACTACCATCTTTCTGCTTTCCACGATTGATTTCACCACCAATAAACTCACCAGCTGAAACATTATAAGCAATTTTTTTACCACTCTTAGTTTTCATATACTTTCTTGATGGAGCTTCCCACTCAGGAGCTTGCTCTTCTTTCTTAGGAGATATAGATAACTTCTCGATAGGCTTTGTTATTTTACCTGTTTTATCTATAG